AAATATATAAGCATCTCGCTTACATAAGGTTGTCAACAAGAACTCTTCTGTAGTAGCGGTTCTTATTAGGGTCAAGGTCTCCACCACCTTGATCAGTACCTTCAGCAAATGGGTTTGAAACAAGACCGTATCTTGTCTTAAATCCAATTTTTGGTTGGAAGGTGTCCTGACCAACGGCTCTAACCATTTGTAGAGGAACGTATGGGCAGTAGAATAATCCTGCATCATATGCAGAACTACCTTTGTATCCAGCAACGTAGAAGTGTCTGTCACTTACGTTTGCAGAATATGGGTCAACATAAACTTTGATTCTTCCGTTTAATGTTCCAGCAAGTGTAGAACTGTTGTCATCAGGAAGTAAGTTTGAGTTTCCAGCAAGAGCAGGAGTGTAGTCAAGTACACCAGCCATCGATAGAGCAGATGCAACGTCAGCAGAGCAAATTAAGATGTTGCCCTTTCCACGTCTTGTCTCGTGCCCGATAGCGTTCATATCTCTTTCTATCTGGAATAGAAGACCTTTGAACTTCTCAACAGACCATCTTCCGTTTGAGTCAACGTCTAAGTCGAAGATACCAGCAGATGCAGTATTGTTCTGAGCACCAGGTCTTGCAACCTTGTAAACAGTACGAACAACCTCACGGTTGATTTCTGCAAGAACCTCTGTTGAGAGGATGTTTGCTAGTTCTGACTCAGCGTCAAGACCGTGAACGGCTTTCAAGTCTTGTGCTAGTTCTAAACTGTACTCAGCTTTGAGTGCTCTGGACTTCGCAGTCACAGTAACTTTCTCAATACTGAAGTTCATTTCAGCGAAAGCGTTAGATCCAGTTCCGAGTGTCTCTGCCTCGTCTGTTCTCATCGCTGTACCATTTGTATAGGTACCAGAGTCGTTAAGAATACCTGGGTTACTTCCTGCTTGTGCACTACCTTGTGAACCGAATCCACTTGTTTGTGCTGCGTCAGTTCCAGAGAACTGTGAATCTGCTTCGTTGAAGAATGCTTCTGTACCAGCAGTACGGTTTGTACCGTATCTGGATCTCATAGCGAAGATAAGTCCTGTAGGACCTGTCATTGGTTGTACGCCAGCAATGTCATATGCAATAAGCTTTGGCATTGAACGTCTGATCAACGAGATCAATACTGGGTCGAAACCAGCAGAAGGACCTGTTGCTGTAGAGTTAGCACTGAAACCAGCAACTCCACCTGATGTGGATGCTGTACTTACTGTTGGTGCTGCCTCTGTTAAAACTCCTCTCTCTTCGTTAAGGAATTTCTCTTGGTTTTCAAGGAGAACTGCTGTAACTGCTTTCTTATAGTTGTCTTTGATATCCTCGATACCATCACACTTAAGAATTGGGTTCCATTTCTCCTGTAACTGTTCTGAGTTAAACATTAGCTTTTACTAATTGATTTGTGTTATAGGATTGGATCACTTTGTCCAGCGACGGAGTGCGTCTACGTAACGTGACATAGAGTCCGTCATCTCTGTGTCCACAACTGGTTGAACGTCTTCAGCAATAGTCTCAGCGTTAGCTGGTGCTGGTTTCTTTGAGAAGTAAGACTCCTTCAAAGATTCAACCTTCTTGCGGAATGACTCTTCATCTTCAAACTCAACTCCGTCGGCAAGTGATGCTAATTTTTCCTTTTCGGTACTAGCAAGTCCTTCAGAGATCTCCTTCACAATCCCATCTTTAACAAATCCCGCTACCTCTTTAGTAAGAGCAACGTTTCTTTCAAGTTGATCGTTGAGTTTTGTTTCCATTGTATCAAGCTCAGATGCCATCTCGGAGATGATATCTGTTTTTTCTTCGGGAACCTCAATGTGGTTCTCGACGAAAACTTTTTTGAGACCATCAACAACAGACTCAGCAATCTCTGATTTGAGACCACTTTCTACTGCAAGTTTGTTATTGTCGATCCAAGACTGTACGGCATAGGTAAGATACTCGTCTACCTGTTCTGCCAATTCTGTTTTGACCTTCTCTACTTCGTCAACGACTCCCTCTGAGTATTCCTTATGGATACGGTCAAGTTCCTCGTTTAACCTAGAGACGACTGCTGCCTCGAAAATAGTTGCAGCTTTTTCTTTGAACTCTTCACTAAGATCTTCACCGTTAGTTAGTGCGTCCACGTCTGCTGTAACGTCAATTTCAATTAGGTTCTCACCTTCAGCATTCTCAGCTTCCACTGACTCAATCTTGCCTGAAGCAGCAGATGGTTTTGTCTTTGGTGGTGTTGCTGTAGTTTGTGATGGAGTCTTCAATTTATTTGAATCATCATCGGGTTTTGAGTTCATTGGAGTTGGTCCTCCTAGAACTTCTACTGCACCTAATGTTGAACCATCAGCAACAGCACCATCAAACTTGGCTTCAGTTACTTGTTCTGTAGATGCTGTTACTTTCTCATCTGACATTGTTGTTGTCTCCTTAAATAGCAGTCTTTGGTTTAACTAAAAAATATTTATAAGTTATAAACCTTTTAAAAAGGTTTCAAATGCGGTAATTTGCCTTTCAGCAAGCTCTCTTTTTGAACTAGCGTTGTCTAAATCCCTCTCAACCTTGCGGAGATCTGATTCTTTTAACGCTGAATTTGTCCAAACCCACTCTTTTCCTTCCATAATACCGTTTACGAAAGCCTCTGGTGCACTGGGATCTGCCACTATATCAGCAGCAGTAGCGAGCATAAAGTCATCTGCCACAACATTTACACCTTCACGGTTCAATTTGAGTGAGCCTACCCCTCGTGATGACACACCTAAACGTACACCTTCATCTAAAAGTGACTTAGCAATCTGTCCCATTGGGGTATCTAGGATTTTTGCTTTCCCTTTAAAGTTACTTCCTTCTTGAACAAGAGAAGTAATTAAATGTGAAACTCTATCTAAATTAACAATAGGTCCATCGGGGTGTCCGAGTTCTCCCATTGCTCTTCCAGACTTGATGTAAGTGTTGGAATATTTATCAACTTCACGTGCAAGTGTTTCCATTGGATACATACGACCATTGCGGTTCTTTATGTTTCCTTGCAGAAAAGTTCCTTCTATGTACAGATGTTTTTTGCCATTTTTCTCCTCACTGAGGATCTCAATGTCATCAATCTGCTCCGTTATCAGTTTCATCTGGTGTTTCCTGTGTGGGATCTTTTAACCAATCTTTAGCGATTGTCTTTTTCTCTGCGTCAAGTTTATCAGCAGAGAGTGCCATCATTGCATCATTAACCTCATTCTCTAGATCTTTTTTTCCAGAGAACAATTTATTTATGATTTCTTTAGCAGCTACGCTAGGCATAATGTACCTCTAATGTAATTATTTAGAATTCCCCACGTTTATAGTCTGCGGGTTCGACGTTATCAACTGAGATTTGTTGACCTTCTTCCTCCATTCCTTCACCTTCCATTGCCATAGGATCCTCTATAGGCATTCCTGTAGCAGGGTCAATGGTTGCAGGATCTGGGAGTTTACCGTCAGCAATCTCTTGCTCCATTTGCTTATCAATGTCATTCATTTCTGCATCTGTTTGACGCAAGATCTGACGACGTATGTACTCTAAAGAGAAGTACCTACCAGCAAACGGATCCATTTGAGTCATAAGATTAAGACGTTCTGTGAGCATCTCTTTCTCTTTCAATTCGCTGAAATAATTATCAGCGATATAATCATATTGAATATGCTCTGACATATCTTCCCATTCTTCAATGGAAATGACACCTTTCAGAACAAGTTGTGTCTTGAGTAAGTCGTCAAGCAACTCACTAAACTTCTTACGGAGTCTAGTGACAAACTTCTGAAACTTAATCTCATCTCTTGTAATCTCAGCAGCACGACCTAAGTTGAACTGTGATTCTGATTCAAGACGAGACTCTGGTACATTTAAGGCACGATATAGTTTCTTTTGGAAGTATTTGACATCCTCAAGTTCTCCAAGATTTTGTCCACCTGGCAACGTAGTGATTTCAGTACCTCGTCCTCCTTCTCTACGTGGGAGCCAGAAGTCTTCGAGCATCGACATAAATTTTCTGTCATCTCTAATTTCTCCTGTGTCTGCGTTGTAAACTAACTTGTTTCGATAGCGACTCATTACCTCTCGGAGGTATTGTTCCGCTTTCTGTTTTGGTAAATTACCTACATCGATATAAAATATTCTTCTTTCTGGTGCTCTTGATAGTCTATAGATAACCAAACTATCTTCGATCATTCTTAACTGGTTAAGTGCTTTGATTGCTTTATGAAGATGTGACATAATCACATTCTTATTCATATCCTTCAAACCACTGTGACTGAAAGCGATAGCGTCAGGTGCAATCTTTATACCACTGGTTTCCATACCAGCACGCATACCTTTTGGATTGTACACATAATATTCAGCAGTTCTTGGAGCTATCTGAGCTTCCATTGTGCGTGGATCTATTTGTGTTCTATCTTTCTTTCTCTCCATCTCCACGACTTTGCGTATCTTACGTGGATCGATGTATCTTAATTCTGTGATGCCATCCCTAGGATTAGCAGGGTCGATCATCTTATGATAATAAATTTTACCATCAATGTACCATCTTCTAAAGATATCGTACGCA